CTCGTAAGCATCTTGCCTGCTGATGGGAGAGATCTTCTGAAAGATCGATCAAAACTTCAATGGCAGCTTGAGTATAGGCGGATTTGATATTGTCCGTTGCCCCTATATAATCAAAACTTAAAAAACTACCATCTCCATTGAGACCGGTTACTCTGTCGGGCGTCGGGTCCCCGACAAGCAACCATCCCTTCCTCTCCAACGCTGCATAAAGAGAATTATGCAAAGGTGAAAGCGTACGTGTGTTATTCGAACTATAACAAGTTACTATACGTGGCTTCCCCGAAGAAAACACGAGGACATATCGGCAGAGGTCACTAAAGTCCTCTTCGTGCCAATTTCCCCCGTCTTTCACCTTATGATGCAGCGTAGCGGAACCGTTCGGGATATACGGTGCCGGAGTTCTATTCCAACCTTTAGGGATGTTCTGTACCAGAGCTCTCTTAAACAACTCCAGATGATCCAGATCCACCTCCGCAGGAAGGGCTAGTGCTTCTTTCCAGGCACTGAGTTTTCGGTCAAAAAGTGGCCTACAGACCTTACAGCATGACTTCTCAGCCTTCTGTGAGGTCTTAATACTCAGCTCTGCCAACGTAGGAATGTCGGCAGGGAAACAAGAGCGTACTGCGGAACGAAGATGACCGCAGGAGATACGCTCAGGGAGGAGGTTGCTATCCCCCTTTATCCCCAGATCCTCCGAAAGGTATCTGACTAAGGATATCGCCTTTCCCCTAAGGCGGGTGCTCATGGTGCACCTTAACAAACCATCGTCATCCTCCAAGCAAGCAAACTTGTTGTAAGAACGGTTTGTTGAATCTTGAGACTGTGCGGACACAGAATCGTCTAGCGAGTCACCTGATACAGGCTTCCGGGATCGACGCTTCCCTTCTCTTGCGTTATCACGTCTTTTTCGTTTTGTTTCCTTGACGTATCGGAAAGCTGATGCTGCCAGAGGTGCGCACACATGGCACTTGCCCGACCCACAGCATGAGGGACTTCCTTCGTGATCCAACTTAGCCGCTTCCCCATAGTTGGCGGAGCCGTAGCTTTGGGGGATTGTGAAGCCCTTAACCCTCAGTGAAGTTTCATGAGGATCGACACCCTCACACCTGAAAAAGCCATCAAGAGCAAATCTTAATGGTGAAACGTAGGGTGTGTATGTCATCTTTGGTATTTCATGAGGTTCAGTTCGTATTTTATAGACTACCGCGCTCTCCAGCACTGTCTAGCTTTTGTCTTGACGTGTACAGGTCTTGCCTACCACGGAGCATTTAATAAGAGGTTTTGTCCTCCCTCCGAAGAGTACCACTTTTACTGAAGTGGTCAACAGTATCCGCTTTCTTAAAGGCGTGAACGGCAAATCCCTATTCGGTCCGACTCGAACGGACTGGATAGCCAACCCGAAGGAGCATCGCGAAGGGTCTAGATACCCCACCAATATTTCACTAACCACTCTCACGAGTCGAGTAGCCAGACTTACAACGGCGCGAAGGCCATCGCAATATGGCGGGCAGGAC